ACCTTGAATAGGTTGGATCTTGCGCCACCGCCTACTAGTTTAGATTTAAAATCATCTACTCCTAAAATTGCCATGTCTTAATCCTCCTATGAACCTGCTATCTCGGAGAATTCAACTCCGGTTCTGGTTGCTATAAAGTTCAATGTAATAAAGTTGATAGATCTTGCAGGCTTGATAAAGATATCAGCTACAAATCTATTTGCATCAATTACTTGACCTGTGTTATTAGTCTCGTCACAAACCACTAAGAAATCAGTAAGTCCTCTTCTACCTTTGACATCCCTTAGGAATGGCTCGATAAGATTTCTAAACTGAGCTCTTGTAAATTCGTCGTTAAATTCAAATAGTTGTGCCTTAGCGGCTGTACTAATTGCTTTTTCTAATACGATGAATAATCTACGAACATTAATTCTATCAAATGCTGAAGGTCTACTTAATAAAGTTTTGTCACCAAATAATAATGTACCTTGTCCAGGTAATGATACTATTGGATTGACTCTTGCTTTATAAAGAATGTCTCTATCAGCTTTCTTAGGATTGAATGCTAATTTAGTTACTCCGAGTAACTGTCCTCGATTTACGCCTGCTGGAGAGAACCATGCATCTGCCACATTGTCTGTGTTTGCGCATAATCCTGCTTGATGTCCTGCAGCACCGATCCATCGATATACGTCGTTATATTTGTCGTATACATAAAGAGCAGATGAATCACAAGCTGCATATGATGATGATGTTAAACCATCAGCAAAAGCTTTAACAGCTGTTGCAGCGTTTGAATTACCTACTGTATCTTCTATTGGAGGTGATACAAAAGCCATACAATCTTTTCTTGCAGCCGCAATTGAAATTAAATCTTCTGCAAGCGTTTCTGCTTCATCAGCATCTGGAACGCTAAATAAGAGATTTACATCAACTGTTTCTGCATCTTCGAATAGATCATATCCTTCAGCGATTTCTCCTACTGTTGGTGCATTATCGTCTGAACCACCGGAAAGTGTATCAGAAATTACAGCACTTACAGTTGTAAAGGCGTTTTGAGCAGCTGTTGTATTACCTGCATCTGTTAAAGAAGAATCATGGCCAATCCACCAAATATAATCAGAGTTATTGTTAATAACATCTTTATAATAATTTGATGTGCCATCAGATTTCTTAGAATCAGAAGCTTGTGATACGAATGCAAAAGTTTCTAAAACTGTATCAGCAGTTCCAGATATACCTCCGTCAGCGTCAACAACTACGATATGTAGTTCATCAGCTGAAGATGATTTATCTAAATCTTTTGCATAATCAGATGTATCAGGAGCAGCATCAAAGTTACCAGCATATGCCCAAGTAGAGAAACCTCCACCAGGTGTACATACTTCAACTTTTAAACTGTTACCTAATTCACCAGGATATTTAGCAGCCCACGGCCCTTTTGCTGACTGAGAACCATCAGCAAAATTGTTTTCGTAGTCTTCATCGTTTTTGATGAGTTGTCCAGAGCCATCAACAGTCGCGTTATCGTGACCACTTGGAGCTCGAACTACTTTCAGTGCGTTTCCATACTTTAAGAATGACGCAGCTACGAGAAAGTATTTTGCAGTATTGTTGTCAGGTTTTCCAAATTTCTCAACAAGTTCTGATTCAGAACCAACCGTTACTATTTTTTCAACCGGACCCCAATTAAATGAACCAGCAAATCCACCAATTGATGATGAAACGGCCGGAACTACACCGGTAGCATCGATCTCTTTGATCTCTACGCCGGGTGATACTTGAAATGCCATCGCTTTATCCTCTATTTTATTGAGTTAGTTAATAAGTTACACATAATACGAATCTTCAATACTATTATTTATAAATATAGGTATCTCATCAATGATCATTATTATCATTTGGTAGTGCAACATCACTTACCATGAATAACCTATTTGGATGTACTGAGACTCTTAATTTTGTCATAAGTTTTCTGTTTACTAACATCTCTGACGCAGTATCTTTCTCAGTTAATCCTAATTCTATTGTATATTTACGATTATTAAATGTAATACCATGTTCTATTACTGGTCGTTTATCAAATGGTTCCATACCTCTTGTTGGTTCAGATATATCAATTATTTCACTCTTAAAGCTATATCCATTCTTAGACCATATTGCGGTATCTCCATCAATCTTTAATTTATCAACATGAAGCATTGTTGCAGATGCCGAATTACCAGTATCAAATTTGGCTCTTATAGGGTTATCTTCCATACCATCTAATATAATACTTTCGATATATCCAACTTCATATCTCATATGTGGTCTTCTTTGTTTCTCATGACTAAAAATCTTTAAAATTTTATCTAGTGTTTGTACATCAGTAATTTTCTTTGTTGGTTCAAAATTATCATCATATCCCATAAAGTGTGATCGTATTCCTGGTGATCCATTTACTTCAAGCACATAATAATTTTTACCAACTTTACAATGATCAACTCCACAATAAGAAGCTCCTACTGATCTTGCAGCATTAATCACTAATTGTTTTTCTTCTGGTGAAAGTACATATGGTAAAGTTTCAGCACCAAGATGAACATTATTTCTAAATTCATCTTTGTTTACCTTTACTCTTTGCGCGCTTGCAACAATTTTACCATTTACACAAAGTGTACGAATGTCTGATTTAAGATCGAAATATTCTTGTATTAATAAATCAGCTTTATATTTCCAGAGAGATTGTGCTACTGATATTAAAGATGCCATATCATTCACCTTAGAAACACCTACACCCTGAGTGCCCTTCAGTGTCTTCAGAATCACCGGAAATTTCCCGCCTATATTGTCATGGGCCTGTTTTATTGATTTAACATTGTTTATAATTGATGTTCTAGGTACTGGAATATTATTTCTTTCAAGAGCAATCACATTTGACATTTTATTATCACATATAAGCATTGATTCTAAATCATTTACAAGAAAGAATCCAATTGTTTGTAATGATGATACTAATGACTGAGCAGTAAGTGTTTTAATTGCTCCAGCTCTTACAAAAATAATAGAATCTTCAATATTAAGTGTAACATCTTGATCTTTACCATCAATGTTATGTATTGTTACTGAACCAACTTCTACATCCTTTGAAGCAATATATGCTTCTTCAACATCAATCATCGTACTTTTCATCGAATGTTTTTCAACATTCTTTTGCATTAAATCTGCAAAAGTACCCTCTTCGTCTCCAAGACCAAGTATTACTACATGCAAATCTTTCATTGCAATAGGCTCTTCTACTGGAGCCTCAGTTAAATATTGCGTGAACCCTTCCATTCTGCCTCGAACCATATATTTCCATCGTCGTCTTTAGTATATTTATTCTCTTCATAACTTCCACTTTCGACGAATCCAAATGGAAGCATGTCATCTTGTATTGCTTTTAATCGCTCTTTATAGAGCATATCTTTCATATCAATATTTGTTAGTGACTGAAAGACATCTGTTGTTGTGAACCAAGCAAATAATACTAGGTTCATCATTAAGTCATCATGATTAGGTGCAATTGCCATAAAGGTATTACCTCTACTCACAAATGTACTCATTTCAATAATTGTTTGTGCATCGTGTATAATAAGCTTATTCTGTTCTATTAAGTCTTTAATACTTGAACATCCAATACGCTTAACTCTTCTTGTCATTGTTGCACCAAGAGCATTTGCTTTGATACTTGACTCTACAAACATATTCTCATATTCTAAATCATAATATAAACCATTACAAACCACACCACCTTGGTCATTACTTTCAATTACAACATATGCATTATTGTAAGTCTTTGCATACTTGTATATTATATCTGGTAATAACATTGGAGATATATTATTATCTCTAAATGTTGCTACTTGTTCAAAAGGCTTTTCACTTACATCAATAATCGTAAATGTACTATAGTCTTGATTACGACCTTTTGATACATCAACAGTCATTACATATTCATGGTTATCTTTTGGTTGTTCATATATAAAGACATTTTCTTTATAGAACTCTGGATCTCTACTTTGTTGTGCTAATAAATGATTAGCTCCAATGAGAGTATTTCCTCTTCCATGAAATGTATTACCAAACTCTTGCTCAAATTGTAATTCAGAAGTATTATTTATTGTTTCTTGTTTCCACTTCTCATCTCTTCCTGGTACATCCCACCAATCAACTCTGAAAGGTTTAAACTCGTTTGTTCCTTGTACAGCTCCTTCCCATAGTTTATGGTATATATTACCTATTCCATTTGCTGTAGATGTAATCACTATCTGTGTATCTTTACCAGCAGATACTACAGGATATGTTGATGTATAAAACTGTGCATCGTTTTCAACAAATGCAAACTCATCTAAAAACAATAAATTAATAGAAAGACCACGAATAGAACTACCACTTGTAGCCGATGCAATAATCTTACTATTATTACTAAACTCTATACTTCCTTTATTTAATGCCTTACATCCTGGCTGTAAAAAGAAAGGAAGATTTTCTAAAGCAAGAGTAATCCTTGCTAACATCTCTCTTGCTACTGCACCTTTATTTGCTAATATTGCAATTGTTTTTTCTGGGTGGAAACAGGCAAACCATAAAAGATATACAACAGATGATATTGATTTACCACTTTGTCGACATGCTAA